CGTCAGTCTGAACCTGCACCCTCCAACGCGTCCCTGTGCTGTCTTTGAGAATCAAACCGCCCGCAAAAGTGTTTGCCTCAAGTGTCGGAGCTTCAGTATCCACAGAGGCAATTGCTTCAGAACCGTTAACCCTGAAGACATCGGTTCCGTCAACAGTGAGCGCGATGTTCTCGGTGCCTGTGGCGCCATCAACAGTCACCTTGTTGTTAGCGTCTTCCCTCAACTCAATTTTATCGGTTGCTGCAACAACATAGGTTTTGAGGTTATCGATGTTTGACGTGTTCGCTCCGATGGCCGATGTGACCGAGCCGCCGCCAACGCCTGTCCAGCCCACGTCGTCGCTGTCGATGGTCACGTCACCGCTGCCGTCGGGTGATACGCCGTTAACCGTTTCCACTGCTCCGCCGCCTTCAGGTACGCTTGATGCAATATCTTCAATGTTGCTGCCGAACTTGTTGTCTGAGATTGTGCCGATGACATCGTTCACCACAGCACTGCCGCCCGTGTCGTTGCGAACTGGCGTGACCTCTGTGATGTCGCCATCGTCGCGCACAAGCTCAAACATTTCAACGCTGTATGTCGCAGCGTTTGCCGCATATGACAAGTTGAACAGCGCGTAGTTGACGCTGTCGTGCAGAATCAAATCCAACGGCTTGAGGGCTGCCGTGCCGCCGTCCTGCACTTCGCGCAAATCGCCCCGCTCCACCCGAATGTTGCTCGACTGCCCCGCGAGGTAATCGGTGCAAAGCAGCTTGTGTATCTCGCCCGTCTCGCCTGTGTATCCTGTCCAACTTTGCACGGGTGACGTGCCTGTGGTTGTATCGCAAGCCAACGAGCCACTCACGTCGCCCAAGTTGTCGCCCAAGAACGTCGGCAGCATCTCGTATATCTCCCGCGCGTCGTTGCCTGTGCTGTTCGTGCTTGAGTAGACCGCCGTGTCGCCTTCAATGTCAAAGGTCGCCGCTGGAATGATGCGCACCTGCCGCACTTGCTCGATGCTCATTTGCGAATCATAGGTGCTGACCTCGCTGCCTGTGCTGTCAATTTGCACCGCGTCAAACGATACGCTCAGTGTGCCGTTGGACAAGTCGGCTGCAAGGCCGGGCGTGGTGAAGCCGTAATCGAACACCAAGTCCTCAACCGCGTTCATGACCAGCGGCTCCGTCACGAACTCAATGCGGTCGGCTGAGTTGGTGGTCAGCGTAATTGCTCCATAGCTAAACGTCGGCACTTCAGCCGTGCCGCCCACCACGTTTGTTGTGATGGTTGTGCTGGCAAATGTCGCCTCTCGTTTGACGTAGTACTGTCCAATTCGGATTTGTGCCTTGAGCATGACCCTACAAGCTCGTGCGTCACCCGTGAGTGTGCCGTCGGCGGTGTGCTTCAGTCGGAACTGCAACGAGCAACTGACTTGGTCGTCCTGCTCGAAAACATCATCGGCGTAAGTGATGAGCGTGGTGACCGAGCCACTCAGCGCCGTTGAGGTTGAGTTGTAGAACTGCAACCACCCTGCAAAGGTCAGGTCAGGAAACTCGTATTCACGCGTGACCTTGGCCAACGGGTTGAGATGCGTCCGCGTCCAGCCACTCAAGCGAACCAAATTCGAGTCAATCGAATCTCGTGAGCGCGTTTGCGTTGACGCGGCTATCAACGCTGACTTGGTTCCAAACTGCTTTACAATCGTCGTCGGGCCGTTCTGCGCGGCAAAGATGGACTGCACAACAAAGCGGCCGTTCTGCTGTGCCATGCGCAAGCCAAGCAAGCCAAGCAACTGTTCAAGTATCTCGTACGTGCTGCGGTACTTGGTGACGCCGTCCTCAATCTTGGTCAGCTTCCAGTGATTGACGTACACGTCTTCCAGCATGGTGTTGCCTGTGTCCACTTGGTTGCACGTGTACCACTCGTCCCACTCAAATATTACCGCAGGCAGGATGTCGTAGTAGCGCAGCTTGCTCAGGCAATTGCGAAAGTGGCTCATCAAGTTCTGCGACCCTGTGTACGCAAGGGATGGTGTGCTTTTGTACTCGAGTCCTTCAAGCGCCTTCAGGTCGTCGCTGGCCGTCAGCGTCACGCTGTACGGGTAGTATTGGTCGGCTATCTCGATTTGGTCAGCAAACAGCACGCCGAACCAGTAATCTTCATACGTGCCTCCCGGGTCGCGATGCTGGATGTGAACCAAGTGCCTGCCCTCGTTGCCGTTTGATAGCTGCGTGACCAACGCCTCCTCGTTGGTTGACTGCACCAGCATCTGTATCTCGCACTCGCTTGGCAAGATGTGCTGCAATCGGTTGCTGGTGTCACCGTCGTACGTGAGCACAAAGCCGTCGCTGCCAACTGTGAAGTCGTTAATCGTCCCACCAACATAGTCCACGTCATGGATGTCGATGCGAAACTCTGTGCCGTTGATGTTCGCAAATTCGCTGCGGTACCTAATCGCCATGCTTACTTGATTCGTGAGCGGTCACGTCCCGCCCGTTCGTTTGACAACACGATGTCTTTTCCACTGATGCGCCCGGTCACTGTCACATTGCCGCCACCCGACCCTTGAATCATCGACTGCAATTTGTCAAGTGGTGCGATGACTTCCGGGTTGGTGCGTGCGCCTGAATACTCACCCACAAGCGCGGCGGTCGGACCGCTGACGATGCCGCCGTCTGCGAAGCCAGTCAGGCCGAACCCTTGTTTTAGGAACCCGCCCAGATTCATCGTGCCGCCTCCGGCTGTGGCGATGCCGCCAGTCAGTGCCGAGATGACCAAGAAAGCGGCAACCATTGATGCGAGCTTCACAAGCAAGTCCATTATGATTTGCTTCATGAAGTCACCAAACGATTGGGTGCCTTCAATTAAGCCACGGAACAAGTTGCTGAATGAGCTTGTAAGCGAATTAGCAAGTTGCTGAACGCTTGAGATGTATGACGCATCCCGCTTCTCTGACTCGTCAATTGCCGCATTGTGAATTTTGGTTGCGTCCTTGACACGTTGCGCGTAGACCTCAATCCCAATCAATCCGCCCATCGCTTCGTTGCCGCTCATGCCTGCCATTGCGTCCGCGCCTGTTCGCGCAGTCATGCCTTGCATATTGGCTGGGCCTGTTGGTGCAGCGGTCACGCCGCCTCCACCTCCGCCTTCAAAAGAGAAAAGGCCAGTCAAAAGCTCCTTGGCCTGTGTTGCCAAGCCTTTCACTTTGTTTATGCCGTCCAGCACCTGCTCGTCCGTAACAAACTCAACAGGGTCACGCTCCAACTCGTTGGTGATGCCCTCCATGATATTTTCGCCTGCCTTCTTGCCGAACTCAATGGCGCGGTTGGCAGCGTTGTCAAATGCAGTTGCTACCAACCCCGGAATTGCAGAAAAATCACCTTCAAAAAGCGCTTTAATGATTGCACCCAAGTCCTTAAACGCACCGATAACGCTGTCAACGGCAAATCCAAAGAAATCAAAAACAGTTTGCACGACCCCTTTAAGCGCGCCAATAATCGCACGAACAAAAGTGATTTCGTTGTAGAGCGAAATGAAGTAGTTGGCGACTGCTGCAAGTGGTTTACTGGCTTCTTCTGAGAAAATCAGAATGCCAGTCAACAGCAGGGCGATAACACCGATAACCGCACCAACTGGCGTCAACAAAAACGTGAAGGCCGCTGACAGCCCAGTCATTGCCGCAGTTACAGCGCCGCTGATGATACTGCCGAGCATCATAAAGCCCTGCACAAGCATCGGTAAAATCATGAGCAACGGGCCAATGGCAGCGGCGACAAGGGAAATGGTTACGGCCATCTTTTTGAATCGCGGGCTTGCCTGCTGCAGTGACTTGATAGTTTCCTTTAAAAACTCAACCACAGGCTGCAGGACGTCAACGAGAATCTTTCCGAATTCCTCCTGCAGGTCGCCGAACGAATTGGCCAATTGCGTGAAGCCACCGTCTGCCTTTGCCGCAGCTTCGGCCGAACCGCCGTATTGCTTGTTCAGCTCGTCGAGGATGAGCGTCTGCGCCTCAGCAAGTCGCCCGGTCTCTGCCATTGACTTGATGACTTCCTTCTGCTCGTCGCTGAACTGGATGCCCGAACGCGACAGCGCGGACAGGTTGGCCACTGGGTCATTGAGCGCCTTGCCCAACTGAATCGACGCGCCTTTGAGGTCGCCGTCCAATCGCGTGGCAAGGTCGAGCGCCGCCTGCTGGGTGCGCGCAAACTGCTCGCCCGTGATGTTGGTGAACGTGAGCAACTGCGCCGTTGCGTCCTGCAGGATTTGCTCGTCACCGAATAGCGTCTTGCTTTGCAGGTCGCTTGCCATCTGCTGAAGCTGCTGCGACGTAAAGCCAACAGATGCGCCTGTCGACTTGAGGCCAGCCTCGACCTGAGCGATGGCCTTGGCCTGCTGTTGGAATGCCTTGACAGCCGTAAAACCGAGCGCGGCAATCGGCGCGGTCAGGCTCATCGACAGGTCTTTGCCCAGGCGCTTGGTGTTCTTGCCGAACGCCTTGATTTTGTGCATCGACTTCCCGAGCTTCTTGTCGAAGTCGGTGGTGTTGGCGCCTATCGCAACAACGAGGTCTTTTAGTTTTGCCATCCGTCTCGCATTTGTATTTCATCAAACAACTCCTCCCTGCTGAGTCGTTCCTGTTGGTTGGGTTTCACTGACTTCTCCCAAGGGAAGACCGCCAAATCTTTCGGCTTCAATTTACGACCCTTGCGGAGATGCGGTTGCAGGCTAATCATCCCAAGCCACCGGGTGCGCTCCCACTCAAACCGCTCGCGAATCTCCTCGCGCTTGTTCCAGCCTTTGATGGCCAGCGTCAACTCGTCGAGGGTCATCTCGTAAAACGCAGATGGGGACAGGCCAAGTTGACCCATCCCCACCTCTATCATTTCATTCCAACCTAACGGCTCGCTATCGTCTACGCTTTTTTTTCGCCCGCACCCAACTCTTCGAAGGCAATGGTAACGTGCGACAGGTCGACGCTGTCCATCACCTCGTTGATGCTGAGGTCGAGTTCTTCGTTCTCGGCTTTGCAGCCTGCCTCAATCCCGACGTAGATCAGCCACGCGCACGCTTCAGCCGATAGCTTCGACGGGTCGCTCAGACCGAAGACGTTGACCTTTGCGCGCTTCTCAAACTTGGTAAGAGCGCCGAGAGTGTACCGCAGTGGGTATTCTTTGCTATTGATTTCTATCATGCTACGATTGCCTCGTTGATTGTGTGGTCAAGTTCAAAGGTAGCAGAATAAGTCGCTGTATCCTCAGTTCCTGCCGATTGTTCTAAGCTTGTGATGTAGCCGTATGCGTAAATTTGCATATCACCAGCAGCGTCGTAGTCTGGGTCTTTCTGAAAACGCAGCGCCAACCTTGTCTTACTTTCAAACGCAGTCCACAAATCAATCGTGTCTTTGTCCGTGCCGCTTGCCGCGTAGTCAATCAGACCGTTGACAGACATGGTGCCGGAGCGCAAGCCCGGGAGCAGTTGACGGAATCCGCCCGACTGCTTTGTTGTCACGTCAATCGTTTCCGCGCTCAATGACAAGCTCACATCCTGAGCCGCTGCAATCAGCTTGTCCGTAGCTGGGTCGCCGTCTGTGATGTAGACGCCCAGCAGGGTGCCGTTAAAAGTAGCCATTACGCTTGTGAAATTGTTCCAGTCAACTCAAAGGTCGCTGAGAAAGTTGCTGTGTCTTCTGTGCCGCCTGACAATTCGAGGCTTGTGATGTAGCCACTTGCAGTGAACTCAGCGCCTCCGCCCGTGTCGTCAAACTTCAAGCTCAACAAGCTGCGGCCTTCGTAAGCATCCCACAAATCAATTGTGTCTTTGTTAGCACTTGCAAAGTCAATCAAGCCATTGCAAGACATAGTGCCAGACCGCAAGCCCGGAAGCAATTCACGAAATGCATTTGATGACTTTGTGGTGATGTCAATCATTTCAGCGGACAAGGACAAACTAACATCCTGCGCTGCGGCGATGATTGTGCCGCCGATATATACACCAAGGTTGGTGCCGTTAAATACAGCCATTACTCTTCGTTTTCAGTTGTTTTCTTCTTGGGCTCCGGTGCGTCAAGGTATCCTTTGGCCTTCAGTTCAGCGGCAAAATCCCGCGTCACTGTTGGTTGGTCTCCTTTCTTCCAATTGTTGCCGCGCAGCTTGCACGCTTTTTGAATCGTCACCTTCATGAGCGCAATTTACTTATTTCCAAATTAAGCCGTGACGCCTTGCCGCACGTTCGCAGTGACCGGGATCCAGCGTTTCGAGTTGATGCCGCACCCACTGCCCCACCTTGCTCAGTTGCCCGATGCTGTGCGCTTTGCCGATGACAGCTGAGACCGGATAGTACTCGCCAAACTTGAGGTAGTAGCCTGGCATCGTGAGCCACGCGCCGAGCCAAGCGGCCGCCACTGCGTTGAGGACTGAAGACATCTTAATCCCGACCGAGTAAATGCCGATGAGGATGCGTGCGATGTCCGCCGTGAGCAGCATGGCCGTCCACTCGAACACGCGGACGACGAGGCCGTACACGATGCCGATGGGGTAGCTGACGAGTGCCAGCGCGAGCAAGGTCAAAAACTTGAGTGCCTTCATGGTTCTTCTGTTTCAGGAAACCAACCGAGCGCGACCATCTCGTCGTGCGTTCGGAGCGTCGTGTTGCTTGGCACGATGGCGCCAAACGGAAAGGCTTGCTGCGTGTGGATGTACCCTTGAAGCGTCACCCGCTCCGTGTCTGAGAGGTCAGGAAACATCGACACGAGCTTTTCAAGGTTCGCTTGTGGATGCACCGGGATGATGTAGGCGGGATCAACTTGCAGCGCGTGTTGCACGCCGTCAGGATGCTTGACCACGCCGAACACTGTGGCGTCGGCTTGGTAGTCCTCCTGAACCGCCACGGGCACCGTGATGTTGTACAGCTCCCGCGTGATGGCCTTGGCGCGTGCCTCGCTGCTCAGAAGGCCGACGGGTAAGACGATGATGTAGCCGTTCATGGGTAGATGCTGTAGTAGGTGTTGATGTTGGACTCGATGCCTGTGCGGTTGCCGCTTGCAGTTGTTGCGTAGAAAACCAACTCTTGCAAGTATCCCGTCCATCCCCTATTGTCAAATGAACTATTACCAATTCGCGTAACTCCTGCAATTGCTCTTTGAGTGTAAGGTAATGAGCCAGCATGAAGCGAGCCGTTTTCATACACCGCTGCGCTGTTATTGTTTGTGTTGTCAAGTAGCCACGTTTTCACGCTCTGGATGTCGGCTGTAAATTTGTTTGCAATGTTGTTTACACCATCCACGTAAGCGTCGCCGTTTCCTGTAAATACTGTTGATTGCGCATCTAAAACAAGCCGACCCGAACGCGCGTCAAAAAAGAAACTACTTGCATCTGTGACGCTGTTTGATACCGCAAAGATTTCGTAGTTAGATGGGCTTGCGTTTATATCTGATGATGGTATCATCCTATCATCACTCCCGTCAAAATACATTGCGGGCTTTTCGTTTCCTGCGCTCCCTTCTTCAATGACGCCATTTGTCGCGTCGTAAATCTTCGGCTGACTCCCCGTCGTCGTCTGCTCAGCGTCGTTCCCATTTCCGCTTTGGTCGTACCACACCTTCACGAAGCCGTCCGTGCCTGAGCAAAATGACGCCAGCGCCGTCGTGTCAAGGTCGCCGTTGCCATCGAAGCCGATGTCCTGCTCGGCACTATCCGTTGCGCGACGGACGCGAACGGCCGAGCCTGCGTAATTCTTGTCAAGCAACCGAAGCGAGTAAGCAGCGGCTGCGTTGGGATAAAGGTCTAACAAGCCCTGAAACTTGAGTTCCTCAGTCCTCACAACCGCAAACGTACAAGGCAGCTTGCCGTAGGTGCCGCCTCGGATGTAATCCTCAACGCGCGCCTTGGCGGCCGCGTAGCTTTCGGTGTTTGTTTCAAGTGTCGACCAACCCGAATCGCTGACGTAGGAGGCGAGACCTGTGTTGTTGTAGAAGATGGCGCGCTCGACTTGGTAGTCCTCGGCAGGCGTGTTGTTCACAACTGAGTCAGAGCCGGGCGATTCTACGAGGCCGTAACCATCGGCTTGCGCTGAAAAGTAAAGTTCGATGTCAGCGCTTGCAAGCGAGGTGTCCATTTCTTGGCGCAGCGTTTCCACGTCCGCGTCGTATCGGCTGCGGCCGGGCGTCCATGTGCGGATGAAAATGCGGCCTGTGTTCTGTTGCTTGCGCAGAACGATGGCGATGGGGTACTGGTTTTCTGTCGTTACCAGTGCGCCCGTTGAGTCAGGATAGAGGACATCGCCAACCTCGTAGGCATCTGTGTCGAGCGCGCGCAGTTCGCCGTAAACCTGCGCGTGGCCGTCCTTGGTTTCAGTGGTGGCTCCGAGTCCTTCGGACGCAATGCCGACCAAATATCTCGGGTCGTCAAGGTCGGCGTTGAATGGCGCAACGAGGATGCGGTCGCCTTGCGCGCCCGTAGCCTTCAGCACTGTGCCGATTGCAATCGGGTCGCGGCTTGGGTTGCGCACAGGGATGACCACCTGCCCAACGCCGTCGGCTATCCATTGGGAAGTGGCTTCGTCGTACACGAGTGCCTGACGATCCAAAGCGTTGACAATGTCGTCGTCGACATCAGCAAGCCGCCAAAGGTTGAGCGCCTCAATCGGCGAGCCTGTGGCGATTTGCACATCGTCGCGCTTGACGCGGACAAT